GGATAATCCCGGCTTGGGATATACGCCGTACAGTGACTTTGTGGAGATATTCCCAACCACTGACGCATACAATGTGCATGGCTACCGCATCCAGTATGTGGAGATTGATGCAGATCCTACGTATGACGGAAAAACGCAAACCGTGTCACGTTCAGAACAACCATTTGTACGAAACGGCAAGTGGGTATTTTCTTGGAATGTCCGTGATTTGACGGCGGAAGAAATTGCAAATATGGAGAAGATGCAGCAAGAAATGCAACAACGGGGATAAACGATGGCAGATGCAAAAGATGAACTAAACCCTATTCACTGCTTTCCAACGACCATTTACGTAATTAAAAAGCCGGAATTTTTGGACAACACCCGCAAGGTTGTTGATGAATATATTGAAAAGCGTAAAAAAGAACAGGGCGGCACCAATGAAGTGTACCCTGTTTATATGACGGACAATTTGTACGACGATCCGCGTATGGAAGACCTGTGTGCCTATATTGGCGCAACCGCATGGAACATTTTGGGCGAACAGGGCTACGATGTGCGTAATTTTAGCACGTCATTTACCGAAATGTGGGCGCAGCAGCATTACAAATACAGCGGCATGGATCAGCACGTTCATGCACATGGGGCGCAGATTGTAGGGTTTTACTTCCTTAAGACGCCGCAGAATGGTTCTGTAGCTACATTTCATGATCCCCGTTCTGGTAAGGTACAAATAGGACTGCCAGAATTTGACCCCGCCAACATTACCCATGCAAGCAATGCTATTAATGTTGCGCCAGAAGATGGTACGTTGATCTTTACGAATGCTTGGTTGGCACACAGTTTTACCCGCAATGCCTCCAACGATCCAATGACATTCATACACTTTAACCTGACGGCAGTGGCTAATCCACCTATGCCCGCGGCGGAGGTTATATGAACAAGTATGGCATCCGCTTTAATAAAACACGGGGCCAGCCGGGACGCGGGACGGAAGATCATGTCTGGCGGGTGTTTGAAAATGGCGGCAAAGAATACCTATTCAAGCACTTGGATATTAATGTTCCCGTAAAGGATGAACGGGATGGTATGGATTGGAATATTGTCTGTTATGGTGTACTATCCATTGACAGGGATACTTCTACCGCGATCATCCGGGAATCTTAATTATGGTTGAATTTCAGAACCTCATAAATCTTGGATTAGGTGCTATTCTAACCGTAGCTGGATGGCTCATGCGGGAATTATGGGGTGCTGTTAAAGAACTACAGCGGGATTTAAGTAAACTAGAAGCCGCCCTGCCAAAAGAATACGTCCTTAAAGAAGATTTGGACAAACGCATGGATCACATTGAAAGCATGTTCCAGCGTATTTACGACAAGCTGGATGGGAAGGCTGACAAATGAGTATTACCACCAACCTTGCCCTTAACGAACCAGCGTATAATAGCACATCCCCTACGTGGGATCAGCCGCTTAACTATAACGCCACCATCCTTGACCAGATGTTTGGCAATACGACTAGCGTATCGGTCAGCACCAGCGGTAGCCCTACATACACCAATATTGCGGCCCCTAGTTCCACGGCGGCGGGTAATACGTCCCAGTGCATGAGATTCCTGCTTACGGGTGCATTAGCGGCGAATCAATTGGTTTTATTGCCACAAAGCGTTGGCGGGATGTGGATTGTTACCAATAATACCACGGGTATATACACCGTATCCATAGGATCTAATAATGGCAGCAATGCCGCAGCAGGCGGCACGTTGGCTATTCCGCGCACCTATAGCATTATTATGTATTGCGACGGGACTAATGTTGGTTTGGCTAGTTCATCAAGCGTTGGAAATGTTACACAAGCACAGTCTATTGCTTATGCGATGATATTGGGACTCTGATGCGGGGGCGTTATGAATTTTGCTTGGTCGTTCCCTCAATTTATAGTGAATCCACTATCAAACGGACTGCCCAATGTGGTTACGGCCATTAACTGGGTGTGTACGGGTACGGATGGGTCTGTCACGTCGTCTTCATCCGGCACTGCTAATTTAGGAACGCCTAATCCGGCAGAATTTGTTTCTTATGACGACATTACCCAATCCCTTGCGGCACAATGGGTTTCACAGTGCATTAGTATGCCAGGCGTTGAAGAGTTAATTGCAGTGCAAATCGGTCAACTGACCAAGCCCATCTCTCAATCTCAAACACCACCTTTCTAGGGGAATTACATGGACAATTTAGAATTGGAATTAAAACTGACGGTGGCTCACATCAATACCGTGCTTAAACATTTGAGCGCCGGCGTTTATTCCGAAGTGGCCGACTTAATTGCGCTTTTGCATGGGCAAGCCAAGCCACAAATTGAAGCGTCTGCGCCGGAAAACGCAACTGAAAAACCTGCCGCTGAATAAGGGGAGTGCGATGGCATTTGGCATTGATGACGCCATTGGCGCTGGGCTTCAAATCATTAACAAATTTATTCCTGACCCCAATCAAAAGGCGTCGGCCGAACAAGCATTACGGGATTCTTTACAGTCTTGGGATCAACAACAAAACACGGTAAACGCAAATGAAGCGGAAAACCCTACTCTTTTCGTCTCTGGGTGGCGCCCTGCTATTGGTTGGGTTGGCGCTTTTGGCCTCGCGTATCAATATTTGGTGCGTCCATTTGCCTACGGAGCGGGCTGGCACGATCTGCCTGTTTTGGATTCATCCCTTATGGAACTGGTAATGGCAATGTTAGGCATGGCCGGCTTACGGACATACGAAAAAATACAAGGCGTTGCCCGTAAATGAACGATAATTTTGAACAGTGCCTTGCCTTGGTTTTAAAATCAGAAGGTGGTTTTGTCTTTAATCCTAAAGACCCTGGCGGTATGACCAATTTAGGTGTTACACGGGCAACTTGGCAAAATTACACCGGCCACGAGGTTACTGAAACGGAAATGAGAAGTTTAACGCCGCAAGACGTTATGCCCTTATACAAAACCAATTATTGGGATAGAATAAACGGCGATTCACTACCGTATGGGGTAGACTATGCCGTATTTGATTTTGCGGTTAATTCGGGGCCGACCCGCGCCGTTAAAACCTTGCAGCAGGTACTCAATATATCTACCGACGGAGAAGTTGGGCCAGAAACACTTGGTGCTCTTGAAACGGCAAACCCTCGCGAAGTTGCTACAGCCGTCTGTGACGCCAGATTAGCGTTTTTGCAAAGTTTGCCGACTTATGGTACTTTTGGGAGGGGATGGTCTAGCCGTGTTTCAGAAGTGGAACAAACGGCATTTTCTATGGTTGGATAATTATGTCTTTGACTTACGCATCATACGTCCAACAAATTGCGACGATGGCCGTAGTACCGGTCACGGACACCAATTTTACCATTATAATTCCATCCATGATTGATTACGCCGAGTTGCGGATGCAACGCGATTTGGACTTTTTGTCTACGCAAATTAGCACAACGGCTTATACTTTCACTGGCGGCAGCAATACGCTCACAATTCCGACATCTCAATTTATTGTTCCGCAAACATTTGAAGTCATTGATAATTCTGGAAATTCCACACCCTTACTGCCAGTAGGTAAAGAGTTTATTCAAAACGTCTATGGATCTGGCTCAACGCAAGGTTTGCCACAATATTTTGCCGTCTACGGCGGCGATACCAATACAACAGGCAATACATCGCAAAATCTTATTGTTGGTCCTACACCAAACAACAGTTACGCGGTCAGGTTGACGGGTACGGTACGCTCGGCGCCATTGTCGGCTACCAACACAACAACCTTTATATCTACCTATTTGCCTGATTTATTCATCATGGCATCCATGATTTATATTTCAGCTTTTCAACGCAACTTTGGCCGACTTAACGACGATCCGTCGATGGCGCAAACGTATGAGTCTCAATACCAAACTCTTAAAACAAGTGCGCTTGTGGAGGAAAACAGAAAGAAATTTGAAGCTGCTGCTTGGACGTCTTATTCGCCGGCACCCGTCGCATCGCCAACGAGGTAACCCATGCCTCATGCAACCATTAAACTATCGCCAGGCGTTGAGACAAACAACACTCCGGTTCTTAACCAAGCAGCTTATTCAACATCGCAACTCATCCGGTTTTTGCCGGAGCGTATGGGATTGGGTTTGGCGCAAAAACTAGGCGGATGGGTAAACTATTTTGGATCTGCTTTATCTTCTAAAATTCGCGCTTTAAAAGGTTGGTCTGATTTAAATGCCATCAATCATTTGGGAATTGGCGCAGAATCATCGCTCAATGTTTTAACAAGTAATACGTTAATTGATGTTACTCCGCGCACGATTGTAACCAATACATCGCCGGTTTTCGCTACTACTTCGGGTTCAAATGTTGTTTCTGTTACAGATTCAAACACAACAGCTTTATCAACTTTCGACTACGTTGATTTTGTTACACCTGTTGCTGTAGGTGGTTTGGTTCTTACTGGTCCCTATCAATTACAATCTTATACATCAACCACATACACCATTTATGCGTCATCTCTTGCCACTTCTACGGCCAATACGTCTACCAATACAACGGCAGGTTCCTTTGTTGTTGGCGATACCTATCAAATTGTCACGGTTGGAACAACCGATTATACGTTAATTGGTGCGGCTTCCAATACAGTTGGCGTTATATTTAATGCTACGGGTGTAGGATCTGGAACGGGTACGGCCAAACTTGTAGGCGTTTACTCATTCCAAACAACCAATAATTCGTCAATTGTAACGTGTTATTTTGATAATCACGGCTATACCGCTGGATCGCAATTTTATATTGGCGTTTCAACAACGGTTGGTGGCATTAATTTATTTGGTTTGTACACGATTTTAACCGTTCCTACAGCTAATTCATTTACGTTTGCCGCACAAACCTTGGCAACGTCTTCTGCCGGTCCAACGGCAATTAACAGCGGCAACGTAAATTCGGTTTATTATATTGGCGTTGGTCCACAACCTTTGCCAACCGGATTTGGTGTTGGCGGTTTTGGTGTTGGCGGATTTGGTGTTGGTCAGGGCAATTCATTGCCAGGCACCGCCATTACGGCAACAGATTGGACGCTTGATAATTTCGGTTCTTATTTAGTGGCTTGCCCTGCCGGCGGTCCAATTTATTACTACGATCCAAACGGCCAATTAAAAAATGCTCAACTTGTTGGCCCAACATCTCCTCTGGTCAATAGCGGTATTTTTGTCGCCATGCCTGAACGACAAATTATTGCTTATGGATCTTCATTTAATCTCCAAGCCGATCCTTTGCTTGTTCGGTGGTGCGATGTTGGCGATTTTACAACGTGGAACGCAACAGTCACCAATCAGGCCGGCTCGTATCGCATCCCTACGGGATCTAAAATTGTCGCCGGTATTCAAGGTCCGCAACAAGGTCTTTTATGGACCGATCTTGATCTGTGGGCGATGCAGTATGTCGGTTTTCCATTGGTTTACGGGTTTAACAAAATTGCCTCTAATTGTGGCGCTGTTTCTCGGCATTGCGTTGGCCAATTAAATGGCGTCATTTATTGGATGAGCCAAAAGCAATTTTTTATGTCCACCGGTTCGGGATCTCAACCTATTCCTTGCCCGATCTGGGACGTTATATTTCAAAACATCAACACGTCTTATTTGTATAAAGTATGCTGCGGCGTAAACAGCCAATTCAATGAAGTGACATGGTATTACCCCTCGGCGTCGTCAACTGAAAACGATAGCTACGTCAAGTATAACTACGTCCTTGGCCAATGGGATTATGGAACTCTTGGCCGTACTGCTTGGATCGATCAATCTGTTTTAGGATCGCCTATTGGGGCCGGTTCTGACAACTGGCTTTACCAGCATGAGGTTGGCAACGATGCCGTTTACAACGGCCAAACAACCGGTATGCAATCGTCATTTTCAACCGGTTATTTTCAATTGAACGAGGCGGATAATCTGGTTTTTGTCGATCAAATTTGGCCCGATATGCACTGGGGGACGTATAGCGGAAATACCAATGCCACGGTCTACTTGACCATCAACTATACAAATTACGCCACGGATACCGCCACCTCGCCGGCAACAAGTTATTATTCTGGGTCTCCGTCTAACCAAGTTAGTTCGGTTACTTTCCCCATGACCCAATCAACGGAATATATTTCGTGCCGTATTCGTGCTCGTTTCATGTCTTTTTCTTTATCATCCAATGATACCAATACGTTTTGGCGTCTCGGTGGTGTTAAGTACAGATTTCAACCTGATGGGCGGTTCTGATGGCCAGTTTAGACGATATTCTCACTACTCAAAAAAACGGCGTACAGGCCATCAATGCCTATGTTTCGCTGTTGTCTAATCACGACGGATCTTACTCCACCAAAGAAATATCGGCCAGTAAAGTAATAAAATCATCTTCCGGCTGGTTGGCGACGGTAAGCGTAATTGTGGCGGGTTCTACGCAAGGTTATTTGTACGATACCAACAGCACATCAACGACATCGGGAAACCGCATTTATGCAGTACCTAACACTTTGGGTATATATCAAATTCAAATTCCGTTTGCGACTGGATTGGTATTTGTGCCTGGGACAAGTTCTATTATTTCGGTGGGGTATTCGTGATGCCATTAACGCCAGGTAAATCCCAAAAAACAATCAGTCACAACATCTCCGAGATGGTTCATGCCGGCCATCCGCACGATCAGGCTGTTGCCGCGGCGTTAGAAACAGCACGACAGACAAAAGCGTTTGGCGGTCCTATGCCACCTTCTTCTGTTGCATTTGGCGGTCCTATGCCGCGCTTTTTAAGCAAACCGGTTAAAACGCCAAAAATTTCTAAATTGTTTAGTGGTCCAATTCATTCGCCTGTAGCCGGTCGCACCGATCATTTACCTATGCACGTTCATTCGGGATCTTACGTTATTCCGGCCGACATTATCTCTGCAATGGGTGAAGGCAATACAATGGCCGGATTTAAAGCGGCACGGCGTATTTTTAGCGGCACTCCTTATGGCCAAAGCGGCTCTGCCTATGGCGCCACATCCGCACCTTACGGCATGAATTTATCAGGCAAAGCACACGGTGGCGAGGTAAGGGCTGTGCCAATTGTGGCGGCTGGCGGGGAGTATGTTATTCACCCTAGAGATGTGATAAGGATAGGAAATGGCGATCTTGATAGAGGTCATCGTGAGTTGGATAAGTTTGTGAAAAAAATGCGTCGCAAAACAATCAAGACGTTACAAAAATTGCCTGGTCCAAAAAAGGATTAACCATGAGTTCCGATTTAAAGGTTCGCGTTGCTGTGCCGGATGATGTCCATGAAGTCATGGATCTTGCTATGTCGGCTTGTGATGAAAACGGATTTGTTAATCCAAACCCACAAAAATTGTTGGCGGAAATCTGGCCGGCGCTTCATCAAGACCGCGGATTGGTTGGCGTAATTGGTCCACAATATGGTCCAATTGAAGGTGCTGTTTTATTGCGCGTCGGGGCTATGTGGTATTCAGACGCGCCGGTTTTAGAAGAAAAAGCCATTTTTATTCACCCTGATTATCGTGCTGCCAAAGGTGGTCGCGCTCGTCAATTGTGCGATTTTTCCAAACAAGTTGCAGACAGGTTAAACATTCCATTGATTATTGGCGTTTTGTCCAACCATCGTACCGAAGCAAAAGTTCGCCTTTACACACGGCAATTCGGTCAGCCTAGCGGTGCTTTCTTTTTATACAACGCCCATACAGGCCAACATTCTATGACGGAGCACTAAAATGGGTGGGAAAACCGCAACCACGTCGTCAGCGACAACAATTCCACCAGAGGTTCTGGCTCGATATAATTCTGTCAACGCAACGGCAGAAAAAGCTGCGGCTCAACCCTTTCAACAATACAGCACCGATCCCAATGCTTTTGTCGCACCTATTAATCAGCAACAGCAATTGGGAATTAACGCAACAAATCAATATGCCAATGCCGCTCAAAACGCCTATCAGGGCGCTATGGGTCAAACCAATCAAGCTGCCGATACGCTCGCACAATACGGTCAAATAGCGCAACAGGGATACCAACAAGCTTTTGGAGCTGCCGGACAGGCACAAGCCGATATTCAAAATTATGGTCAAACGGCTCAACCCTATTTTCAACAAGCGCAAGGATTGGCTCAAGGGGCAATGCCGCAATATGGCTATGCTTCCGGTTACGCTAATCAGGCAATGACGCCGCTTCAACAAGCAACTTATGCCGCACAACCGTCTTATCAAACGGCGCAAGCCGGTACGTTGGCGGCAGGTCTTGGTTTAAGTAATATTGCTCAAGGTTATAATGCACCCAACTATGCCGCTGGCGTACAAGGTTACATGAATCCGTATTTGCAAAATGCAATGGGTTCAACTGCTGCAATGATGCAAAATCAAAATCAACAACAGCAGCAGCAATTATTGGGTAATGCTATTAGCCAAGGCGCATTTGGTGGCGACCGCGGCCAAATTGCTCAAGCAGCCCTTATGGGCCAACAAAACTTGGCTATGGGTCAAACGCTTGGGCAAATGGCCAATCAAGGTTATCAATCTTCCGCGCAAAATTATCTTTCGGGTCTTGGCGCACAAGCCGGTATTGCCGGTCAACAAGGTGCTTTGGCAAATCAATATGGTCAACTTGGCGGTGCTACCCAACAAGCCCTTATCAATGCCGGCTTGGCTCAGGGAACAGGCGCCGGTACGGTTGCCAATATTGCAGCGCAACAAATGGCGGGTGCAGGTCAATATGGCGCTTTAGGTACTGCCGCTCAAAATGCTGCACTGCAACCTGTTGGATTGGAACAACAACAAGCACAATTGCTTGGACAGTTGGCAACCGGTCAACAAAATGCTGCATTGCAAAGCGTACCGATGCAATTGGCTGTTGGTGCTCAAATGGGTGCGTTGGGTACTGGTCAACAAGCCGCAGGGTTGGCGGGTGCTCAGGCTCAAATTGGCGCCGGTACGTTACAGCAACAAACACAACAAGCCGGTCTTACGGCGCTATATAACCAATTCCAACAGCAGCAAGCTTATCCTTTCCAAGTGGCTCAATTCTTGGCCAATATTGCGGAAGGCACTGGTTCTTTATCTGGATCTCAAACCACAACGACACAACCTGCATCGATTTTTTCTGATGAACGTCTTAAAGAAGATGTTGAGCCAATTGGTGAAACGTATGACGGGCAAAAGATTGTTAAATTCCGTTATAAGGGCGAAAAAGGACCGAAGCAAATTGGTCTTATTGCTCAAGATGTTGAAAAACATCACCCTGACGCAGTTGGATTGGCAAGTGGTTATAAGACGGTTGATTATGATGCCGCAACCAAACAAGCTGCCAAGCGAGGTCATTTTTACGCCGGCGGCATAGCCGGAGAATCTATGGGCGGTCACGTCCACAGCGATCATTCATCTGAAGGATATATGCCTGGCGGTATTGCGAATCGTGAGCATCATGCTTCTGGCGATGCCGTTGGTATGGACCCTAATTCTATGGCGGCGTTGCTTGCAGGTCAGCGGGATATGTATGCACCGTTCAGCCAAGCCGGTATTTATGGTCAGGCAGCGGCAGGACTGCCTGGCGGTGGCAAAGGTATTGTGCCGCAAAACACATTGCCTGTTCGTCAATTAATGACGTCCAATGCGGCTCAAATGAGACAACCTGATAATTTGACGGATGCGGCCAACTTGGCCAAAGCCGGCAAAGAACTTTATGGTGACTATAAATACTTTAAAAAAGAATTTCCAATGGGCGCAAATAACGCACCACAGCCATTGGTTCGTCCCGATGAAGCCGATACCAATACGGACAGCACCATTACAGAAACAAAGAAACCAGAATACCGCGGTGGTATTGCTTTTGCCGCAGGTGGTTCAATTCCGTATAACACCAATGATCCGTTGGAAAATGTCATTGAAAACGACAATATGTCGCCAACAGAACGTCGGTTGATGCAAGCATCGCAAAATCCTGCGTTGAGAAGTTCAAGCGGTATTGGTGATTTAGCTAACCTTGTTTCTTTGGGCAAAGACGTTGCCACCATTGGATCTGGCGTAAGCAGCGCGTTGGCATATTTGCCTACATTATTTGCCGCTGACGGCGGCGCCATTAATCGTGAACATCACGATGGCACTGAAGGCAATGTTGTTGGAAACAATAACGAGCCATCCATCGAAGATATTATTTCCAGCGCGGCAACAAACAACAATGTTGATCCCGCCATTGCTTCTCGCATCGCTCAAATTGAAAGCAGTTATAATCCAAAAGCACAAAACAAACTTTCCTCTGCCGGTGGTTTGTTTGGTT